CTCTTATATAATTTTGTGCAGCAGGTGTTAGTTTTAATTTACCACCTACTCCTTCATCTGGGACTCCTAAAGGCGGATCAATATCTTTTGCCCAAGCCTTTAGTTCTAATTCAACTGCTCTGTTTAAAGTTCTTATATCAGGGATTGCAGTAAACCCCGGACTTCTTGCATATTTCTCTCCAGATGCTTTTGACCATCTAGGAACAGCATAAGGAAATTCTTTATAACCGCCTTCTTCTAATAAGTGTTTTGTTTCTACTTCATAGTAGTAAGATGCAAAAGGCATATTCTTTTTAGCTTTACCTTTCTTATCTCTTGGTTCGACTACATGCAGAAATTCGTGCATTTCATCAGGCTTATCTTTTATTTTATCTCTTAACTTTTCAGATAGTTTATTTCTACCCCATTTAAGTTCTGCCTGTCTAGCTGTCCATTCAAATTTTCTAAATACAGTATCTACCATGCCATCCTGATTTTCAGCCGGATAAATATTAGATATGAAGAATGATTTAAACATAAGTCCATTAAATTGTTCTTGGCTACCCTGATTTTCTTCACAAAGCAAAGTAGCAATACCAACAGAACCCATGTCTAAATAATTCTCATGTGATTCTGAACGAAAGTTAGAATTATTAATTGCAGAAAACATTTTCTCTGCTGCCATACCGCACCATTCTTTGACTTCCTGATCTTCTCTTAGTTCCTCATCTTCCACCTGAATACCAAACCATAATGCAGATGATGGAGTTAATGTTCCCTGAAGTGATGCGCCTAGTAATTCATTAGCATGTATGGCTGTTGAATCATATAACTTAACAACTCTTGATTCACCTCTTGCTCTTTTAGTAGTTACTTCTGCTTTTCTTGGGAGGATGTAATCAGCGATACGTTGCCATCTTTCTTCCCAATTTCCTCGATTCTTTAGATTAGATAATATTTTAAAATGGCTCAACTTACTTGTCCTAATAATGATCGTTTATTTATAGTTGCTTTACCTAATGTGCTATATTTTTTTTCTTCTGATGCAGATAATTTAGCAACTTTTGTTTTTTTACCACTATAACTAAATTGCTGTGATTCACTCAATTTAGAAAATTCATCTGCTGTATAAGTTGGTCTGTGTGTTCCTTCTGGATTGTAATGCCCTGATTTAACACCTTCTGCTTTATCAGCTTTAACATCAGATACTTTCATTATTGTTCCTCTAGCATAAGTATCTCTACCCTTTTTATCTTTGCCTGTTTTTAACATTCCTATACCCATAATATTATCCTAATAATGATCTTCTAGTTATAGTTGGTTCACTATAGGAATTACTCAATGTTTGTTTTGATTTTGATTGAGTTAATTGTGAAACCTTCTGCTGCGGAGTTATGCCTGTTATACTTGCGTATGATTTTGGGTCTTGTTCTTTTACTTTATTTAAAGCTGTATCAAAAAAACTTGTTCCTACTGGATTTGTTTTACCAGATGTTGTGTCTGTCCAACCTTTTTTCATAAACAACATATCCATAATACCTATCACGCCACCAAATTGAGGCGATCTACTATGCAGACCCATTACTTGATCTGATATAGTATGGCCTTGTGATTCTGCTCTTGATTGTAATTCTTCAGGACTAAACCTTACATTAGACATAATATTATCCTAATAAAGTTTTAGTGTTTACATTTTCATCACTAATTAAACCTTGAGGTGAAGTATTAATTGTTGCCAAAAAACCTCTGTTTTTCTTTTTTTGATCAGCAATAGTTTTATTGGCTATACTTTCTGCATCTGAAGTAATCTTTTTTTGAGATATTATTGGAGGTGATTCAACTTTTGGTTTGCCACCAAATATGCCTTTTGCAACTTCCTTTACTATTCCCATAACTATTCTCCGTAGGGGTCAAAATCATAATCTGCGGTTTCACTTCGCAGTCTAACTTCTTCTGTTCTTGCAAAGCGTAAACTCTGCATGGCATATCTTGTAGCAGACATTAAGTCATCTCGTTCCGCCACAATCTTGCCATCTTTCCTGTGGTACATTTGAAATTCCTCGAACCATAAAGGACAATTACTAAAGACTTTAAATCTTCCAGTTTGCATCCTTGTCATAATTTCAAATACACCCGGCTCTATTGAGTTACCACCTTGTCCTTCTTTTTGCCCGGGGGCAGGGGGATTAGAAAACTTCTCGTAGTGCATGGCGATACCTTGCTTTCTGTATTGGTCAGCAAGGGTAACACCTGAAGTTTGCCCATCCTGTCTCATGCCATCGTGAGGCCACATGACAGGAATCCACTCTCCTCTGGTTTTAATTGCAGCACCATGAATGATTGGACTTTCCTTTCTCTCTCTGTATACGTCATAGACATAGGCTATGTCAGTATCAGGGTCTAGTGCAATCCATACTGCTGCTGTGGGGTGATCCCATCCAAAATCCAATCCACATATTTGTTTGTAATAGGAAGGAATTTTAAACGGCTCAATTCTTATATCATCAGGGGGAATAGGATAGACTAATCCTGAACCTAATACTGGAATCCCTTTTGATCTTAATTCTCTTTCGTGTGCCGGTAACGCACCTAATATTTGCTCTTTAGTATCTTTATCTAAGTGAGGTGCATCATCCCAACTTGCTTGGATTAAGGCTTGTCCTTTCTTAATATCATGTAAGAAGTTTGATACTACATTAGTCACACCAGACTCAGGGGTAAATGTCATATAGACTAATCCACCTGTATCTGCGGTACGAGTTACCGCTTGTGAATAGATGCTTTGATCGGGTTCTTCATCTAACCATATTACATGTAACTTCTCAGCCATCCATTTCTGATAACCCATCTCGTAGGCTTTAAAACCTACTCTTGATGTTCCACCTGAAACATGTCTGATAATGACCGAGTTAAATGCGTTTGGCACTCCGGGTTTTCTTGTGCTGTCCACTATGCAACTTTTGGGAATAGCACCTGTGCCGAAAGCAGAAGGGTCATCTGGTTGGCCAAAAAGACTTGATTGTAAAACATCCCTCGTTGTTTCATTCGACTCACCCCCACACCAAGCGCGTATTGGTTCAGCAAACTTCTTTCCCTTCCACCAATCAGGGTATAGTCCTGTTAAGTGATAGGATAGTTCTACTGCGCCAGAGTAAGTCTTGCCTACTCTGTTTGCTGCCATAAGTAATCTCTGGTTATTCTTTTTACCGAGATTATGAAATCTTTTTTGATAGGGGTAAGGCTTATAGAAACTTAATTTATTATTATTCTTGTGTTCCTCTAATTGAGTGTGTAGTTCAACTAGCCTTTTCTTTTCTTCGATGGATAGCACTAATATGTTCCTGAATATTAAGACCTACTGCTTTTTCCTTTGCTTTATGTTTCTCAAGACTTAATCTTTCTTTTATCCCTACTTCCTTGACTTGTTCTAATATATTACTCATCTAATTTGTATAGTAAGGGAATATGTTTTTGTCAACCTGTCTTTTTAGATTTTATATCCACTACCTTATCATCTGTTACTTTAGTTTTAGCTTTTGCCATTAAAGCATTATATTCAGTTTCAATCTCTGAATTGTTCATATCATTTGTTGTGTAGGTAATATCAGATAACTGAGGCATTAATCTGCCTATCTGATTTTTTAAAGCATTAACCTGAGTTGGTGTTGCCTCTATTTCGCCCAAAGCAATCTTAGCCTCTCTGTTTAGAAGTTTGGTCAGTCTTGTCGCAACTACTCCCCTAGCATTATGAATTTGCCGGTTCGTTAGTTTTGGGTCTGCATCCTTTTTAGTAGGCATATATATTCCTTTTGTTTTTACCTTTACGGCTGTATTTAGTTTTATCAGATACTATCCTCTGCCTAAACAAAGGGGTTCTAACTATTTTAAGTAATTTGTTTTTCATGGGTGTTAGGATTTTTCAACCCTCCGGTGTGGGAATAGAACTATATATATATCACTATGAACATTTTTTGGGGGGGTGGTGCCTCTCCAGGCTCTTAAGTTATTGATTTTGCAACAATTAGATGCTTTATTCATCTATTCGATTGAATAAATTCAATTACTTAGCCGACCCGAGCCCGAGAAACTATAAAACTATAGAAACTTTAGAGGCCGGAGTGAGTATAGGAAAGACATTGTATAGACGGTGTCAACCTACAGCCTGAATACCTTAGAGTTATCCGGGGTTAGTACGGTCTATTCTTCTTCTTAGTCTTAGTCTTTTTATTTTGTTTTTTATTCATATTAGCTATTTACTTTTTAATGTATTACGTTATTATCGGTACTTGATCTATGGAGGATTAATACTATGTATAAACTATATAGAAACTTAAACGCACAAAAGACTAGTACTAATAAATGGAGTTATAAGATAGGTAAAAACCTTGTTCAGCATGCGACTTGTATATTCGCTGAAAATGTAAAAATTAAACAGCCGAAAGGGCAAGGTTTTATTATATGCTTAAACGGGGGCCATCGCTCAGTATTTGCGTGGTTTAAATCTGATAATGCTATTATTAATAATACCCCGGCTTTACCTGATAACGCAGTTAGGATTAATTTCAATCCTAAGAATGGTGACAAATACTTTCATGTTGCCGGGGTTAAAGTAGATTTTCTTAAACAATGCTATCTTTTAAAAGACGGTACAGCATGGGGGGTTCTATAATGACTATTAACTTAATAACAAAAACTGTGTATGGCAATGATCTGATTTATCCGAATTGCGAAAAATCAAAATTATTAGCGCGCTTAACACGTAAAAAGACCCTAGATAAAAATGATATCTATATCATTAAATCTCTGGGTTATGAGGTTTTACTAAATGCAAATACGGGGGTTAAATTATGAAGAATTTACTGCTTATTTTAATAATAATTATACCTGTTGCTCTTTACTTGTTAGGTAATAGATATACTAATTTTAGTGAATATGACGTATTTTTCACTGTATTTTTTCTACAGATATCGTTTATTCCATTGATTGCATATATAGAGGAAAATATAAAATGATTATAGACGGTCTTATATTCGGAATTGTAGATAATGGGGTTATGCTAGCCGGTGCATTAACCGGCTTAGAGTTAGATCGCTATCTTAACCGGGGAGGCTGTTACGGTGTCCTGCTCGGAGCCGGTCTAGGTAATACAATTTCAGATACAGCCGGGGCTATATTAGATCCCTCTATGCATGGGGCTATATTAGGAATTACTCTAGGTTGTCTCATTCCTTTGATACTTATTCCATGGATTGCTAAATATACGAAATAATCTCTTCCTCCAACCCCGATAATAACCCCGGTTCCATGTTATGGTCTGGGGTTTAGGGGTTAAGAAGGCCTGATTTTTGTGTTGGTTTCCGGATGGCCTCTAAAATAACGGTGCAAATTTTTAAAAACCAACACATATGTATTTTTTATAATGCAATATTTAGGGGGTTTATAATGCAACAGTATAATAAGAAACTACTCAACATAGATAAAAATGCTAAGACCATAAAAGGCCAGAAAAAAGGCTTTTTAACGGCTATCTTATATCTGGCTCCACATACAGAGTCGGGGTTTAACACTTGTCCGATGTCTTCGGAAGGCTGTCGTAAATCGTGCATTTATTATTCTGGCAATGCTAGGTTTCCTGTAGTCAACCGGGGCCGGATTAATAAAACGAAATACTTTTATAATGACCGGGATCTATTTATGGCTCAGTTAGTCAATGAAATAGATAATTTTATAATCAATGCTAAGAAAAGGGATTTAATCCCATGCCTTAGATTAAATGGTACATCTGATATCAATTGGGAAAATATAAGACATGATGGAAAATCCGTTTTTGAAACTTTCCCGGATCTTATTTGTTATGACTATACAAAGATCCCTTTAAGAATGTACAAATTCTTAAAACGTGATAAATGGCCTAAGAATTACAGCCTTACATTCTCACTAAATGAAATTAATGCCCGGGCTTCTAATAAAGTATTAAAAATGGGGGGTAATGTATCCGCAGTATTTAGGGATGAATTACCCGGCACTTATAAAGGCCATCCTGTATTTAATGCGGATAACAATGATTTACGGTTTCTAGACCCTAAAAACACAATTGCAGGGTTGATATATAAGAAACCATTAGCTAATGCTAAATTAGCTAAAAACGACAATTCCGGCTTTATAATTGATATCTAGGAGGTATCTTATGCAATATAAAGGCTTTACTATAAATAGTAGTGTTACCGGGTATAAATGCGAAATTAACCCGGCCGTTATATGGTGTACTAGTTCATTAGATAGGATGAAAGGCCTAATTGATGGCACCATTAATCTAAATCCTAAATTGCTAGAAAAGCATATTTCAATTGGTCAAAAAAATAGGGGGTAATGATGGAAAATTTTCTTAAGAGCCTTACAAATAGAGAATTAAGATCTTGGATCAATCATTTTACTAGTTACGCATTATTAAATAGTTTTATTAATAATAGCCCTAGTATTGAAGATCTAAAATTAGCTAAAAAAATATTAAAAAATAGGGGGTAATGATGGATATATATTTTATACTAGGGTTATTTGATCATATATCAATAGAATTGAGGCTATTGCTCGGGATATGCGTTTTGCCGATATTATGTCTGATATTGGACGATCTAATATACCGCGGCCATACTGGATTAACTAAAAAATAAGCCTCCCCATTTAGACCCGGGATTATTCCCGGGTTTTTTTTATTCTTTTTTTACTTTTAACAGTTATAAACCACTAATTTTAAAGGGAAAATTGGCCTGGTCAAAATTTCCGGGGTATTTTTTATATAACGATGCGTATAACGATGCAAATAACGATGCAAATTATAAAAGCCGGTTCCCAATAAAAAAAATCATTCTTTACTTGTAATGCATTTAAATGTGTAATACATTACGATATGTAATACACCATAACGGTGCAAATTTAAATATAGGAGATTACTATGTCTTATAAATCCAAATACGATGGCGGTACTGTGTCATGTTCGATACGGCTACCTGCTGAAATCTTTAAAAAATTAATAACGATGCAAATAAAAAAGGCATTACTTTCACTCAGGCTGTCATTCAAAAACTCTCAGGAGGAAAGCTATGACACTATCATTCAAACAAGCTGTAACAGAACTTCAAAGACTGAAAGCACTAAATGATGGCAAGGAATATTGCATCACAATTTTCTTACAAAAGGAAAGCACGGTTTTAAAGCTGTGGTATCGAAACAGTTCTGATGAACAAGAAATGACAATCAAAAAACAAATAATGGACAAAATAAGTAATCAAATAACTATCGATTGGATAGCTAATAACAATGGGACTGACTTTTTTCAAAAGGTTGGTTTATGTGAGCGACTTTTTTATGATAGAAATAAAGAAGAAATTTGGCAAATAATAAATAATCACGGTGGTTTAATTAACTTTTTAAAAAACGATAATGATGAGCAATATATTGAAGATCATCGCTCTTTAAAGGGAGTATTAAGTTGGTTGTGTGTTGAAAAAGTTGCTCAAAATATGAGGTCGAATTATGAAATTATCTAAAAATCAAAAAACAAAATCTACGAAAAAACTAATTGGTAAAATTGGTGTTGATGCCGGTATGGTCTGGCTTGGCGATCCATGTTACATACTACCTGATGATGCTACTGAAAGACCCGGTCTATGGAAACGATTAAGATCCGCTATGGGCAACAAGTCTCATGCATCAATTGGGTATCAACTCGGACATGAAGGTGTCGGTGTATGTGTTTCATCAGGCCACGGTGACGGTGAATATTCTGTTTATGCAGATATTCAAGACGGCATTGTTCATTCTGTTAAAGTTGTTTTTATAGGAGAATAAATATGTCTTATTCTAAAGAAGGTTTTATTATCCCAGAGGGCCTTAGTGAAAAAGGCTCACTTGTAGCAAAAATCATCCAAAAGTTTGCAAAAAAGAAAGAACTAAGTACAGGTGGCTGTACTACTTTCTATACCCCTAAAGGATGGGA